GTGGGAGTTGACGCTTGACGCCTTTCCCAATGCGCTGGAGTTGACACGCGTGCCTGCAATCAGCGTCACCAGCATCAAGTATTTTGATGCCGCAGGCGTGCAGCAAACCCTGGCAAGCAACGCCTACGCGCTGGACGCCGCTGATGACTTTGGCTTTGCCTACATCGTCCCAGCCTACTCAACCGGATGGCCGGTTACGCGGGATCAGATCAACGCAGTGGCAGTGCAGTACGTGGCAGGTTACGCCAACGCCGCTGCAGTACCTGAGCCTATCAAAGCCTGGATCAAGCTAGTTGTTGGGGCTATGTACGAAAACCGCGAAAGCGAAGCGTCAAAGCAATCAGCAAGCCTAAAGTTTGTCGATGGTTTGATTGATCGTTACCGGGTGTTTTCATGAGTGCGGGACAGATGCGTCATCGGATTGACCTGCAATCCAGAGTTGATGCGGTCGATGACATCGGCCAGCCGTCAACTTCGTGGGAGTCAGTGGCATTCCTGTGGGCCGACATTCGTTATTTAAACGGCCTGAGCGCGATCAAAGCGGGCTCTGATGCCAGCACAAGCAAGGTATCAATCCGGGCGCGTCATGGCACGTTTAACGCAGGCCAGCGCATCGTTTACGGCAATGAAGTGTTTGAGATAGATGCGGTTTTGCCTGATGGTAAGAAATCGTACGTTGACCTGGTGGCGACTGTCATCAATGCTGACGTTTGACGTAAACATGTCCGGCTTCGATGGCGCACTCGACTCCATCAAAGCCAAAGCAGAGCAGGCCATCAGGCCAGCAGCGCAAGCCGGGGCTCAGGTGTATTTCGATGCCGTGAAAAACGCAGCGCCAGTATCTGGACATGCTCACTGGTTCACTGGAACGTCTTATAAAAGCTCAGGGCAAAAATACTGGTTTGAGTCTGGTTCATTGAAAAACGCCATCTATCAGGTGTACTCCAAGAGCAACAGCGACAAGTCAAAAGCTGAATATCACGTTGCGTGGAATCACCGAAAAGTGCCATACGGCTTCATGGTTGCATACGGCACAAAGCGCGGAGCGAAGGGAAACGACTTTATCGGCAAGGCTCAGAAAACAGTGCAGCAGCAAGCCATTGATGCGATGACCGCCAAATTCAAACAGGTGATGGAAGCATGACCGTCGAAACGCAAATCTACACAGTGCTGAAAAGCCTTGTCGGTGATCGCTGCTTTCCTGACTTCGCGCCACTTGGCACGGCACGTCCGTTCATTACGTTTGAGCAAACAGGCGGTGAAGCGTTGTCGTTCTTGGATGGCACGCTGCCCGACAAAAAGCATGGGCGGTTTGAGATTGGCGTCTATGCCGACACGCGCAGCCAATGTGCCGCTATTGCTTTGCAAGTTGAGAGCGCCATGGCCGCTGCTACAGCGTTTCAAAGCACGGCGATTCACGCGCCGATCAGCGACTACGCCAGTGACGTTTTGATCTATTCGTCAACCCAGAATTTCAGCGTTTTCTCACCCAGATAACGCACCCAACAACCGACAGAGCCCGCCTAGTGCGGGCTTTTTCGTTTGAGCCCACATCGGGCGCAACCAGCCGCAGCAATGCGGTTTTTTTTCGTCCCAATAAAGGAAAACCATCATGGCACAAGTACCTACCGGCAGCACGTTTTACGTAGCCTCCACCATCGCAGCCGCAAAAACCACCACCATCGTCACCAACGCATCTGAAGCAGTTGTTACTTGCGCCGCCCACGGCTACTCGGTCGGTGATTTTGTGCTTGTCACGTCCGGCTGGGGGCGTTTGCACAAACGCGCTTTCCGCATTAAAACAGTTCTGACCGACACGTTTGTGTTGGAGGGAGCAGACACATCACAAACGACCTACTTTCCGGCTGGCACTGGCGTTGGCACCGTCAGCAAAGTGACTGCATTCACGCAAATCACCACCGTCATGAATCCGTCAAGCTCTGGCGGCGAACCGAAAACCGTTGAATACAAGTTCATTGAGTCTGAAATTGCTTACCAGATCAATGACGGCTTCAGCGCTACAAGTTACTCGCTGGAAATGGATGCCGACTCAATTGGCACGGCTGGATACACCGCTTTGGTGAATCTGACCAATGTGCAGACCGACACCATTCTGAAGATCGTCACGCGCTCCGGTTCCATCATTTTGGTGCCTTGCACTGTGGCCTTGAATGAAGCGATTTCGTTCACCGACGGCCAGATCAACAAGGTGAAAGCGCAATTCTCCGGCAACAACCGCGCAGTTCGCTACGCAGCCTAAGCAAACACAGCCCGCCTAGTGCGGGCTTTTTCATGCCCGCTGGTCGCTCCAGATTCCGGGCCTTTTTAAAACAACAGAAAGCAAATCATGGCCAAATTAGTTTTGGGGAAAACTCCCGCTACCTTCAAGCCGTTCAATGTGAAGTTCGTTCTTCCTGACGGTCAGGATGATCAATTACTCGTCACCTTCAAGTACAAAACGCGCTCGCAGTTCGCTCAGTTCTTGAATAGCTTGTTTGTCGAAGCTGGCGAAGTCAAGCCCGAAGCCGAAAAGATCGACTTTGAAGCGCTGTTTGCCAAGGGCGGTGAAAAGACGGTTTCTCACTTGTCGCAAATCATCGAAGCGTGGGATTTGGACGAGCCAATCAACGGCAAAACACTCGCCGCATTGCACGATCAAGCACCAGCCGCAGCCGCAGCCATGACGCAAGCATACAGCGCTGCCTGCACTGAAGGGCGCTTGGGAAACTGAAGGAGGGGGTGCGGGCTTTTTACGCACGCATCCCAACTGAAAAAGAGCTTCAAGGAACCGGCTTCACGCCAGCCGATTACGAAACAGATGACTTTGAGGTGTGGCCGGAAAATATGCCAGCCATTGCTCTGTTCAAAACTCTGCAAACCCAATGGCGAACAGGAATGTCAGGCCCAACAGGTCTTGATTACTGTGCACTGTATCCGCGCCTAGACCGCCTGAAGCTCTCCGACCAAGAGCATGAATGGATGTTTGACGACATCCGAACCATCGAATCCGAAGCGCTGTCCATCATCAACAAAAAAGACTCATGACCGATACACAAATCAGCGTTGGGATGAATGTCGATGGCGTTGTCACCGGAACTGAAAAAGCCAAACGCAAAATCAGCGAGCTAGGCGGGGCCGCGCGTGAAGCTGGCAAGGGTACGGGCGCAATTGGCGACGGAATGGCCGGATCAGCACAAAAAGTTGAAGCCGCAACAAAGAACATGGTTGGCAGCATCCAGCGGCAAATCGCAGCGCTGGAAGCTGGTGACAAATCATCGAGGCAGTATCAGGAGTCATTGGCGCGTATGCGCGGCATCGACACCGCTGCGCTCAAGCCTTATCTGGATCAGTTAGATGCGGTGAAGGCGAAGCAGGCCGATGCCGCATCATCACAAGAATCGTTCGCATCGGGTTTCAGTGCCGTCAAAGTTGGTGCGCTCGCCGCTGCTGCTGCATTCGGCGCCTTCGCTATTGCGTTCAAAGGCATCGTCAACGGCGTGGATGTGCTCAACGATTTAAAGGACGCCACGGGCGCGTCAATCGAAAACATCAGCGCACTTGAAGATGTGGCGCTGCGCACAGGTGGAAGTTTTGACACTGTTAGCACGTCGCTGATCAAGCTGAATAAAGGGCTGGCCGACGCGAAGCCCGGCAGTGATATGGCGATTGCTATCAACGCCATCGGCCTGAGTGTTGATGATTTGAAGAAACTTGACCCGGCAGAAGCCTTTCGGAAAACAGCCGTGGCGCTCAGTGGCTTTGCAGATGATGCAAACAAAGCACGACTTACGCAAGAACTTTTCGGCAAGAGCTTGAAAGAGGTTGCGCCATTTTTGAAGGACTTGGCAGAGAAGGGCGAGTTAGTCGCAAAGGTCACGACAGAGCAGGCGGATGAAGCGGAGCGTTTCAACAAGTCACTGTTTGAAATGCAAAAGAATGTCACTGACATTTCACGCGGATTGGCGGGGCCGTTGGTCACAGCACTAAATGAAGTGATCGCAAAGTTCAAGGAAGGTAGCGCAGAGGGCAAGGGCTTCATGTCCATCGCCAGCGACAGGTACTGGAGCAACATCCGCAAGTTTTACGGAATGGAGCAACCCGTTGTCAATACGGGCGGGGCGGGTGGCGAATGGGGCGAGGATGCACCCAAGCCATCTGCGCCTGATGTTGGCGCATTGGCTGAAAAGGAAAAAGCCGCAGCGAAGGCGCGAGAAGAGGCGGCAAAAGCCGCGGCCAGAGCACTGGAAGAGCAAAACAAAGCACTGGCAGACCAAGCAAAACTGCTCGCAGAGCTATCTGGATTAACCGGTTCTTTCTCCAAAGATTGGGCCGACCTTTCCGCCATTTACAAGCGAGGCGAAATCTCGCTCGACCAACTCACCGAAGCTCAAGCAAAGTTGCTTGCAAAACAGCCCGCAATAAAAGCCAGCATTGATGCTCAAAAAAGAGCGATTGAAGAGTCTTCAAAGATGTACAACTCGGCAGCTATTGCGGCCAGAAAGTATTACGAAGAACTGGCAAACAACAGCGACAAACTGGAAGCCACAAACAAGAAGCTGGCCGAAGAAAACGAACTTATCGGCCTCAGCGAAAAGGCAAAAGAAGGCCTTATTTTGTCCCGGCTGGACAACGCGATTGCAATTGAGCAAGAGGCGTTTGCGTTGCTCAACTTGCAAAACAGCAGCGAGATTGAGATTGCCACCGCGCAAAGGCGAATCGACTTGATGAAAGAGCAGCGCGGGCTCACCGCCAGCGGCATCGTCGCCAAGGAAGCCAAGGTTGCTGCTGACGAATGGAAAAAGACTGCTGAGTCAATCCGAGACAGTCTGACAGACGCCTTCATGTCTGCTATCGACGGCACCAAATCACTTTGGGTGTCACTGCGCGACAGCGTGGTTGGCATGTTCAAGAACATGGTGCTGCGCCCCATCATTCAAGGCGTCGTTGGCGCGGGTGTTTCTGCGGTCGCTGGGTCTGCTGCAGCCAGTGCTATGGGGTTTGGCAGTTCTGCCGCTGGTGCCGCTGCCGGGGCGTCAATGCCTGGCGGGATCACCAGCCTGCTCGGGTCGTCAAGCATGGGTGCGCTTGACATCATGGGCTTTGACCCCACCACGCTTGCGATTGGTGCTGCGCTGCTGGTTCTGAGCCAGATGGGTGGAAAGTTTGTCAGCGCCGCAGACTCTGGCCGAGCGAGCATTGACTACACCTCCGCAGGCATCGGCGGTGCAGCCTACAACACAACGGGCGATGCTGCGCAAATCGCAGCCGCCACGACCAACGCCAACGCTCTGGCAAAAACCTATTTTGATACCGCCGCATCACTTGGCGTCAAGGCCATCGCGAGCGCCTTTGAATTTGGCACCAACACAGGCCGAGAAGGGGCCAGCCCCATGACGGTGATCGGCGTCAACGCTGGCCGGGGCAGCTACAGCAGCGGCGAGATTGCCAGTGGTGACGCCGCAGCCTTGCAGCTTGCGTCCAGCCGCGCCATCCTGACCGCCTTGCAAGCCAGCGAGTTGCCCCGGTACCTGTCGGGCGTGTTTGATGGCATCACGGCCGGTACAGCCACGCAAGAGCAGATCACCGCAGCGCTGACCGGCGCTGCAGCACTCAAGACATTCCACGACCAGCTTCTGGCCCTGCCGTTCCAGCGCGTAGCCGATCTGAGCTACGAAGCCACGCAGGGGCTGATTGCGGCTGCTGGTGGCCTTGACAAGCTGCAGGCCAAC